AAATCTGCCATTGTTGTTTTCTCCTTATTGAACTTAGACGCGACACTTTCTGCCCAAGATTTTCCAGCATCTCCGCCCCACGCATCCCAAGCGACACGACCCGGTGACGGAAATCCTTTCTCCCCTTGATTAAAACCTTCTGCTTTTTTATCTACTTCGTGACGAGCAAAAAAACTCACCATACGTGTAATGGTATCGCGTGATATTCCTTCTCGTCTTGAAAGTTGTCCTGCTCTTGTTCTTCCCGTTCCGGTAAAGCCACTACCTGCGTGACCGTCAGAGATCCAGCCGAGAGCCCTTTTAGCGGCTTCGGCTACTCCGGCAGGTGGTACGAAAGTGTCACTCATTTATTAACTTACGCAGAGTAGATAAGTGATACGGCACCGGTTGAAGTACCTGCTGTTGATACCGCGTAAATAGTTTCGTTGCCATGCATCCATACTTGAAAAGTTCCTGATGTTGCGGCAACCGTGTGTCCGCCATTAGCACCTGAAGCGGCTGTGACGTTAGCATCTCCTACATAAATTGCGGCGCTATCTCTATTCTGAATAGATACGGCTACATATCCAACGCCATTAGGAAGAGTAAGAAGAGGGGTCGGTGTTGTTCCAACAGTAATGTTTGCGTGAATAAGTGCCATAAGATTTTAATCCTTTTCTGAGATTATTCGTAAATTGTAACGCTTATTCTTTTACTCTGCCTCAGAATCGTCCGGTGGTACGAAACCTTCAGGAATATCCTCAGCCGGAACAGTTAAGCAACGACAGTTAGGATGAAGCGGAATATCCTCAGCCGTGTAACCATTACTGAAAGTGCCATCTATCTCAATCACTTCTCCATCTATGTCGCACTCTTCGTCGTCGGGATCACTAGCCGCCCATTGGATTTTTTCAACTCCTAGAGCAGAGAAGGCATCTCTCGAAGCGGCGTTAGCGGCTCTTGACCCTTCAGTAAGGGCAATCATTAAAGAACGCTCCGGACTAGAAAGCGAATCCTCAATCATTGAGGCAAGTTTTGTCGGACTAGCACCAATAGCAAAGCCATCTGCCAACTTCGTGCCGAGTAAGTCGTAACTGCTCTTGTTCATATCTAGGGACTTGATTTCGACCTGTCCTAGTAACTTCTCCAGCCCACCCGGTGGTCGTAGCAAAGCCTCCGCCGCATAGTTACCCGGCTCCCACGTATCCCAGTTAATGGCGTTCTCCAGTATCGAAGAAGCCCATCCCATTGAATCCCAATTATGAACCGGAGTCGGGGCTTTCTTAGATCTTAAAATCTTTCCGAAAGCATCATAAGTTGAAGCCACTCCCACGACATACATTACGGCGTAGTGCTGGCGTAGGGCAGACTTCAGGGCATCACGATTAAGAGTTACATTGTGTATTGCCCACGCTCTAGCCCTAGCCCTATCTTGACTAATGAACTCACTTACAGTCGGGTGCGTGTGTAAGTATTCAGCGACCACCTTACGCCCATCTACGCTTGTCTTTAGGGCGGCACGAATCTTGACGGCAGATTTAAAGGCGATGCGCCCATCTAGTTGATGAACGCCGTGAATCATTGAAGATAAGCCTTTGCCAGCGACTTCATTGTGTCAATATCTCCGTCGAAGTAGCACCTATTAAGAGCATCTCCAACGATAGGGTCGAGGGCTTTGAACTCGAACTGACGAGCCTTCTTCCCCTTACTTGACCACTTCAGAAAAGCCTTGACTTCTGCGCCCGCTTCCTTAGCCATATCCTGAGTGCCAAGCCATACCGGAACTTGGTCCATACCTAAGAGCCACATTGCAAAGAGGCGGTGATGCCCATCAATGATGATTTGTTTCTCTCCATCATCATAAACGAGCGGATAACCACGCCACGAAGTAAGGGCTTGCCCCATAGATTCAATATGGTCAGCAACGTTAGAACGATCCATAGCGGTATTAGTTCCGTATAGATCCTTCACATTAACGAGGGTAAGTTTTGCCTTTTCCCACACGTCAGGGTTGACCGGATAGTTGCCGTTTTCTGTTTCTACAATTGGCCACGGACTCGCTACTGAATCTGCAACCTCTTCAGGGTTATCCGAGGCTGGATGATCTCCAGCGGCATTAGGCAGAATCGCCAATCGAGAAAGAGCATCCTTAGCCTGAGCCTTAGACGGTACTCCAGCCTTTTCAAAGTCCGGTGTTTCATCTTTAGCCGGCTCTGAATTTGGCTCTGAATTTGGCTCTGAATTTGGAGCGTCTTCAGTAGGGGCAATAGGATTAACGGCATCCGAAACACTCTCTAGGCTAGGAGTAGGAGAGGCGGCATTGACGATGCCTTCAGGGGTAAAGAGATAGACACCATTGCCAGCAACGAGAATTGGCTGGTCGGCGGCAGGGGTATCTAGTAAAGGCAATCCGAGTTCGCTACGGCGTTCGTTCATTGTCTTAGTTCCGCCACGAAGTTCGAGATCAGACTTCTTTGCCGAAGCCTCGTTATCTCTTATTTCATCCACCATAAATTTGAACTCTAATTCTCTAGGCATACCGAGATATGTATAAGAGATATTAGTAAGCATCTTAGAAATCCACTGGGCAAGAGGGGCGACACCAATAGCCTGAGCCGAATTAGACTCGCCCTCTTGATGCCCCGAAGCACCTAATCCACCTTTTTGAGAGAAGCCGATTTCGGTAGGGAGCACACCAAAGTGACCAGTAATTGAAGTAATCAGATACTCGTCGAGAGCCGCTTTAAACTTCTCTCCATATCCCTCATAGAACTCAGGTTTAAGTCCGGAAGGCAAGATAAGAGCACGCTTACGTTGTTCAGTTTGTCCGGCTAAGTTATCGTTAATGATATTTTCGTATTGCTTCATAACGAGCGGGTCATTACCGAAGTCCGCATCCGAGGTAAGCATCATCTCAGGGGTTACACCGTCTGTATATTCAGCACGAAGCCACTGCTGACGGCGTAGATAAAGGTCGGCTAAAGGTAGGCAACGCTCCACAGGGGAAGATCCATAAACGGAGTTCGCTCTACGGTTACGGATAAAGTAAGAAAGGTCGTCGCTAGTAAATTCGCCATCCGCATTAACATCATCAGAGTTAGCAGTAAATTCGCTACGAGGAAAGCCATAAAGGATTTGCTGGTATGCGGCTTGAGGCGGCATTGGGCGCATACCGCGATCATCAAGAAGAGGCTTAATAGTAGAGCCATCTAAAACTTGAAAGCCGTATAAATCTCCGCCCACTGTCTTTTGCGGCCATATAGCCCACGCATCCAGTACGAGGATTTCCTCGAGGCTCATCATCATCCAGTCGATAAAAGTTAAGCCATTAGCCCGATCAGGGTTCTCCCAAAAAGTACGAAGGCGATAGATTTCATCCGAGAACTTAGAGCGTGCGGCACTCATAGCACGAGTATGGTCGCCACCAATTTCGGAGATAATCTTTTCGCTGGCATCTTCAGCGATAGTAATATCCCAGTCGAGTCCGGAGATTTTAGCCTTCAGCACTTCCACACAACGACGAACAATATCTATTTGCTCAGCCGCGCCTCGTAGAGTTTTGAACTGAACTAACTTTTGCTCAGTTCCGATATTAAGGTTCTGCGCTACCTGATATTCGTAACGGCGAGGATCAGCCCGACCATCTTCACGAAGGGGATTTATAGCACCCGGCAGAATTGGCATACCCGGACCGAAAGGAACTCCAGCCATAAGAGGGTTGCGGGTTAAAGGAGTTTGCTGACCATAAGTATTTTGCTGATTAGCATCTCTCATTTGTTGCTCGGTCATAACTACGGAACCGGCAGGAAGATTACTTGGAGCCTTCTCAATTTGTTGTGCTACTGCTTTTGCTAGGCGGTCAATTAAACCCATTACATCCCCTTAGTGTTGCCCCTTGTAATTCAGGCTAAGCGTAATGATAGCAGGGGTAGGCTTTTATTCCTCTTTTGCTTTTTGATTGTAGCCAATTATTTGACCTGTTTCTGCGTCTATAACTTCCCACGTATCGAGATCATCTACAACGCCAACGTAATTTAATTTAACCATTATGTGAGCCTCGAATACAATGTGGTTGCTGCGACTGAGAAAGTTGCTTGAGAAGTAGGCAAATCAGACAAGCCAGTTGCGAATCCATTCAAGCGAGGCAATAAGGTGACAATGGGCGAGAATC